ATATACTATAGTACGACCCATCGGCTGCTCTCAAAAGGAGTCGTAGTTTAACATAATTAACAGACTCCTTTTTTCTTTATGCCTGAATTAACATAAACAAGGAGGTAAGAAATGCTTACCAGGAAGAAGATGGATAATCTCCTCAAGAGCGGTAACTGGATGATACGAATGGATGATAATGGTGTGTCATATAATGGGTTCAAGTGGAAGCCAAAAGGACAATGGACTGAAGCACCAGACTGGAATACAGCAGCTAGATGCGAGGGTGGGCTATTTGGGCAATCCCCCAAAGGAAGGGGATTTGCCAAAAGGGGTAAACGTCTAGTTCTCTGCGAAACTAAGGGCGAACAGATAGTGGTTGAGAACGAAAAGGTTAAAGTTCGATATGCCAAGATTATAGCCATAAATAGTGAAATACCACCAATCTTTTTGGAAAGGTGTGGCGGTTCGCTCGACCTGGGTGGATGCGACCTTAAGGGGATAACACTGCCCCAGAGTGTGGGCGGTTCGCTCGATTTGAGAGGATGCGACCTTAAGGGGATAACACTGCCCCAGAGTGTGGGCGGTTCGCTTGACCTGAGAGGATGCGACCTTAAGGGGATAACACTGCCCCAGAGTGTGTGCGGTTTGCTCGATTTGAGTGGGTGTGACCTTAAGGGGATAACCCTGCCCCAGAGTGTGGGCGGTTCGCTCTACTTGAGTGGGTGTGACCTTAAGGGGATAACCTTGCCCTCCCATTTGAAGCCTAGAGTGATTACATATTAAACATAAACTATTGACAAACAAAAATGGGGATGTAGAATAGTTGAACCACTATAAGGAGGTGGGAAATGGTGTCATTAGAAAAGAGGTTCAATGGGAACAGTCAAGAGGTGCTAAATTATACAAAGACATGGGGAATGTGGAAAGCGATGTATAAATACGGGGTAAGAGACTCCATCGCTATGCGGAGGTGGCTAACAAAGAAAACGGGGGATGAGAATTATGGTACGCATACTACACTTTCTACATCCAACGGTGCTCATAATGGCTCTTGGGCTGACCAACTGCTGGAAGCGTTTCTACATAAGGTTTCTGCGATGGAAACTAAAAATGAAAGGCTGGAGCAGGAAATAGAGCTGTTACGCACCAAGTTGGACTACTATGAGACACAGGAGAAAGGACACCTGGAAAATAAAGCAGCTTTACTTTTGGAAAGGTGCAAAGCCTAGGGGTAATAGATGAGAGTAAACAAATATAGACAGTGTCAACTATACTTGCGCAAGTCTAGAGTAGAGACTCGCAAAAGATTAAGGCTATTACCTATTACACTACAGGAGGTCAAGTAATGAATATGAAGGGTAAGCCTATGAGTAAATGGCGACCTGAGGGGTGGATAAACCCATACTTACAACAAGATGAGCGAGGCGATTATGTGAATAGTAGAGTTTATGAGGCTGGGGCTGACGCTATGCTTGAGGCGCTGAGAAATAATCAATGGTGCCCTTACGATTTGTCTGTGCTTAATGCCAACCGAAAAGGAGAGGGGGATGGATATTAACTCATCAAGGTTTAGGGTAGAACTAGACAAGCATATTATGGGTGGTAGATACCGAAGATGGACTGAGGAGTTAGAGTGCAAGCACTGCGGGAAGAAGTGGGAAGCTAGGTTTGAACAAGAGTATGGTGTGGTTGATTATATTATGGATGATAATCTTTGCCCTGAATGTGGGGCAGATTACGAGGAGGCAAACTAATGGACTATAGAGATATTAGACAATGGACAGAACAAAACGCTAATGGTTTAATGCTCGAAGTTAGCTTTTCTCAAGACGACGTAGACCATATAGCGATGTGCTTAGACCATATTTATAGATGGTATCACGAAGGTTATCCCATCGGAGATTTTTTAACAGCGGTAGTTAGAAATGACTTTTGTGAGGCTTGCTATCACGCTGATGATGCGAACCGCAAAGCTCTATACCTATATGCCATATTCCTTGCCAACAAGATACCCTTTGACTATAGAAAGAAAGCTAATCCTGAAAAAAACCAATAATAAGAGGGTAGGATATGACAAGATTAGAATATAACTTGCACAAGTTAATAATTTATAGTATTATGTAACTATAATAGGACGGAGCGTTAAGATGATAACTAAATTAACTAAAGGAGTTAGACCCTGATGAAAATAATACCAGCTGAAGCAAAGGATAAATATACTATTCAAGAGCAATACTTGAACTTGAGAGTTAGGGAGGGGCTTAATGATGATGCTGCCTGGTATTTAATTGAAAGCAGGATCGGTAAGGTCCACCAGTTTCTTAAGGATGAAAGTAGGGAATACTTTAACTTAAAGGCGGTATTAAGTGAGAGTGGGTGAAATCACAACACCCAATACCAAGCCATCTAAAGTGCCATCTAAAGTTGCGATAATAGGACAACACCACCAGTATTTTATAGTTCAAAGGATTATCGTAAATGGAAACGACACGCGCTTAGGCGCACCTTTTATGGTGCTTAAATACCGTGTAAATAATATACAATGTATTGAAGAGAAATACGTAGAGTATAAGGATGTAAGAAATGAAAATAATAACGTGTGATAAGCGGGGGTGCGATGCCAAGATACTTGAAGGGGAGGAGGAAAAGGGAAGTGTGATATCTTTCTCAGTCCCACCTTCACCAACGCTATATCCAAGAACTAACAGTGAACACTATTGAAGATATAGAAAGGGAATTAGGATATAAGTGAGAAATTGTATGGCGTCTTTCTTTTGTAAACATTACTCAAGTGGGGACAATAAACCACCAAATAATGATGTGCGAGATAAATTTGCTTGTATCCACTACACATCTATGAAATGTCCTGTGATAGATGCTATCTGTAAACTTGAGGAATACGCGCTGGATAAACCTGTAGCTTGTAAAATAAAGAAAGGAGGGAAAGATGAAAACAATAAGGTGTGATAAGTGTGGGGTGGAGATACTTGAAAACGAGGAGGAATCTTTTAAGTGGGGCAGCGTGCGTATATGTGGGCTTGAATTTGATTTATGTCCCAAGCACTATGAGGAATATTACGAGTTTAAAAGGGTGTTAGAAGTTGGCACGGACAAACAGGCAGAGGCATGGCTTAAGGGAGAGTTAATTGGACAAGAACAAAAAGCACTATGAGGAGTATTACAAGAGGTATAGAGAGAGGCAACGAGACTCAGGGCTGAAAGTTGTAACCAGGGATATGCGCCCACTTTCAAAGGTTTACCTGGTACCCCTTTCAGATTTTCACATCGGGTGTAATACTATAGGAATTGATGCGATTAAGGGATACCTTGATTGGGTAAAGAGCCGTGATAATGCTGTTGTTGTTCTTAATGGGGATTTAATGAACTGTGCAGGAAAGGATACATCGCCTGAATTGTACGAGGACTTAACAACGCCTGACGAAGCGTATGAACAACTAAAGATACTGCTAACCCCAATAAAAGATAAGATAGTAATGATAACAAGGGGCGGGCACGAGGAGGCTATCTTCCGTAAGGTGGGAACTGATTATATGGCGCATCTATGCCACGACCTGCGACCTGATAATATTCCTGATTTAGTCCACAAGCATGATATTCCTTACAGACCTAATGGCGGGGCTTTTGCATTATGGCTGTCAAAGAATAGTCATACGTTTGTATTCTGGGGTTACGCTACACACGGTTGGGGTGGCTCTAGAACTATAGGGGCTAAAGTTAAGAAGGCGCAGGATTTAAGTTGGGTAGCCAACGTTGATATATACATACTCTCACACGACCATACGCAGAACATAAACAGAAGTAACGTTTTAGAGCCGCCACGCAGTCGCGTCTCACCTAACAGACCTATCTATATGCGGAGAGGGCGTAAGCTATTCGCCAATACGGGAGGGTTTATTGATTATAGTGGCTATATACAACGGAAGGGCTATACCCCACAGGATTTAGGCACACCAAGAATAAGACTTGAGGTTAAGCAAACATCTAAAGGTAACATTGGTTATCATAAGGATATTCACGCATCAGTATAGGGGGTTAAAATGAGCAACCAGATAATTAAAGAGGACATCAACTTAATAGTCAAACTAATCAAGTTTATAGTTAGCCTTTTCCACAAGTCAACTGATGGTTCGCTCCTTACTAATTACCCGAAGTGTCAGATAAAGTGGACAGATATGGAGAAGAGCCTGGATGAGCTAGGGCTTGATTGTATGCTCAAATCCAAATACATTCCAGATTCTATAGTCAGCTACACTGATAAAGAAAGCTGGGCAAAGATAGTGCCTTATCTGACCCTGCCAGCAGACCTCTATGTGAACAAGGATGCTGACTGTGACGACTATTCTCAGTGGGCAGCTGCGGAATCCTCAATGAAGTTCAAGAGAAAGTGCTTGCAATGCTGGGGTAACACACCTTATGGCTATCATGCCTTCAACATGGTTCAGGTAGCGCATAATAAATATATGTATTTTGAACCTAATGCTGGCTTTCCATTTGCGGGGAAGCTATTCAATGCAGGGGAACATGGATATATACCTGAAGCATGGAAATAAAGCGAAAGGGAATTACAATGAAAACCATGACGCAAGCTGATAAAGTCTACAAGGAAGCCAAGACGCAAGCTGAGGAGGTCTACGAAAAGTCCGTAGCGCCATATAGAGAAGCCTACGGGGAAGCCTGTAGAGCTATGGAGGTTTTCAAGAAGGCCCTAGCGTCATATAGAGAAGCCTACGATGAAGCTATAAAGCAAGCCGAGAAGGTTTGCAAGGAAACCATGGCGCAAGCTAAAGAAGTCTACAAGAAGGCCATAAAGGATGCTCGAAATGAAAGCTAAAAAGCAAGCTATAGAAGTCTCCAACGAAGCCTACGAGAAAGCCACAGCGCCGACTCGGAAAGCCTACCTGAAAGCCATAAAGGAGGAATGGAGGATAAGAAATGATAGTAACAATAACCATGAGAGAGATTAGAGAGGGGGCAAAGGGGGATTACCTCTATATCAAGTATGTAACAAGCAAAGGTAAGGAGAGCGGTAAGGCAGTATTCAACCAACTAAAGGATAAGTGGGAAATGTGCCAGGAGAACGCAACTGTTGACCTCAAACTAGACGAGAGATATAACGTGATTGATATTCAAAGTGTGAGTGAACAACTACCCGAACCCCAAGTTTCAACGCCAGAGAGTGAAACCCCGCCATCATCTCAGTCAACAGATGTTGAAACTGCGCCAGAGAGTGAAACCCCGCCACCTCATGCCGTAAATACAAAGAACCGTTCCTATGCCTTGTCCTATGCAAAGGACTTGGTAGTAGCCAAGGTTATTGAAGCGGATAAGGTACTGTCTTATGCTGAAGTGTTTGATAGGTTCTTGAATGGTGATATTTCCGTGCAAGACGAAGCGGTATTCAAATCTCTAATAGAAAAGCACTTCAAGATTAAGGGGTAGGTAATGACTGATATATCTGAAATACTACCTAGATTAAAGGGCGTTAAGAAAACAAGTAATGGCTACGTGGCCTTCTGCCCAGCCCATGAGGACAGAACAAACCGTAGCCTGACCTTAACGCAAAAAGATGGCAAGCTGCTAATGCACTGTTTTGTTGGTTGCTCTTTCGGCAGTATCCTTGAGGCAGCGGGTTTTTCTAAAGAGAGTATAGAGTCAATCCCATTGATGGAAGATGTCTACGACTACACCGATGCCGAGGGAAATCTGATTTATCAAGTCGTTAGATACTACCCCAAGAGCTTCATGCAAAGAAGGGCTGACGGTAATGGGGGTTATATCTGGAACTTGAAGGGTATTGAGCAGGTTCTATACCAATTACCAAAGGTTATTGAGGCAGTGAGCAGAAACAAAACCATCTTTATAGTTGAGGGTGAGAAGGACTGTATAAATCTCGGTTCGTATGGATTAACTGCAACCACAAACTCAGGAGGGGCTTCGGCTAAATGGCTGCCTCAATACACTGAGGTATTAAAGAACGCACAAGTAGCTATAATTCCAGACAACGATAATGTGGGTAGGAAGCACGCGGAAAAGATAGCCTCATTCCTGTACGGTTGGGTGGGCAGCCTTAAAGTTCTCAATTTGGGTAGTAAAGACGTTACCGAGTGGCTTAAAACGCATAACCTAGACGAGCTTGATACGCTGATAGAAACCACCAAAGAATATGTGCCCATCGGTGCAGTTACCAGGGATGAGTTTAACTCCCTTAAGGGCCATATCAGATACATTCAGGATAGATTATACCAACGTGCAGGGAACAAGGAATACACCTTTACGGATGTCAAGGATAGTTATTGAGCCTGCGTAACATTGGTGTTAACAAATTGTAACACCGTAACAATGGCAACAAAGGTAACAAATGTAACAATGGAGATGTAATATTGGCTGAATTAACACAACAGCAGTTGGAGGAATGGATATTGACTCAGGTAACTGGCACATTTCATTACACGAAGGCAATGGATGGGCAAGTAAAACCCAGTCAATACCCTAAGTTAAGGGTAATGATGCACAGGTTAAAGGATAAGGGAATTGCCTACCCTGTTAACGGTAGGGATGGTTGGTGGCGACCTGCCGATAAAAAGCTGGAGGAAATATGTTGGTGGGAATCGGATGGTGTTATTGGGGAGAATCTTTTGCTACCGTTGGGCTTAAACAAGTTTTGCTATATTCCGAAACCATCATTAGTTTTAGTATCTGGCAAATATAACGCCGGCAAAACAGCCTTTTGTATAAACCTTGTGAACCTGAATCTTGAACTCTGGGAGAATAAAATAGACTTCTACGTTAGCGAGGGTTTGGAATTGATGGGCAGAAAGTTTAAGGCGCTTAACTCCTTTATCCCTAAGCCCCCACCATTCAAAACCTATCGGAGAACAGAGAACTTTGCTGATGTTATAGTACCTAATCACCTAAGCGTTGTTGATTACTTGAGGGTTGATATGGATAGACCGTTTGCTGCAACAAATAAGCTCTTTGAGATATACAATACATTGGGGGAATCTGGGATTGCTGTGGTTGCCATGCAGAAACCACCAGGAGATAGGAAGTTGGCCTTTGGTGGGGCTTCTACTGCCTTTGAGCCTTCTCTATACATTGCAATGGATACGGGTTGGTTGGGTTTTGAGAAGATAAAGATACCTAAGATATTAGATTACGACCCCTACAGTCTGAGGGTAGAGTTTAACATAGATAAAGGGGTTAACTTCACTGATGTTCATGAGGTAGTAGAATGACAAGCTTTAACATACAGGAGAGCCATGAATAAGAAATATCAGATTATATATGCTGAAAGGAGGAGGGGATGGCATTAAATAAACAGAAGGGTAATATGTATGCCTTTGTTACCCATACTTGGAATCCGATAAGAGGTAAGTGTCCACACGATTGCTCTTATTGCTATATGAAGGGCTTGAATGTAGGCGGGTTGAGGTTTGTGGAAAAGGAAATGGAAACAAATCTTGGTGAGGGCAACTTTATATTCGTAGGTAGTTCAACGGATATGTGGTGCATTGATTCTCTTTTCGGATGGATAACTGCCGTCCTTGCCCACTGCGATGGCTACAATAACCGCTATTTATTCCAGAGCAAAAACCCTGAGAGGTTCCATAATAATTTCTGTTTTCCAGCGAATACTATATTGGGCACGACTATTGAAACAAACAGACTTTATGCTATAGGCGGGGCACCAAGAACAATGCAGCGTATGGAAACTATACGGGGACTTGACTTTCCCAAGATGGTCAGCATAGAACCAATCATGGATTTTGACCTTGATGTTATGGTGGACTGGATAAAGATAATTAAGCCTGATTTCATAAGCATAGGGGCTGACAGTAAGGGGCATAAACTGCCAGAACCGCCAGCCGAAAAAGTCCAGCAACTCATTGAACTTTTACAGAGGATTACCATAGTGAAACAAAAGGATAACCTTAAAAGGTTGTTGGGGAAACGAAGTAGAAAGTGATATAGAGCTATGAATAAGAAACATATACTGAAAGGAGGAGGGGATGAAAGAATACTATTGCAAAGTAAATGAAGCACCAAAGGAAATCACTAATAGGGATAAGGAGAAGGGGATGAAAGTGGATAATTGCTACCAATGCATACACTACCAGTCCTGTTTCTTACGGAAGGGCTTAGGTGAATTACTTGATGAGGGTTTCCATAAAGAGATTGTGGGTGGGAAGCCAATAATAAAGAACAGCATCCCCTTGCCGTTCTTCAGGATGATGGTGGCAATCTGTAACCTAAAGGCAACGAAGTAGAAAGTGACATAGAGCTATGAAATGTAGTAAGTGTGATAAGGACATGAGGAAGGGAATGAATAAAATAAAGAAGATCTATTTTGGTTACCGCCTTATGAGAGTATGGGATAATGGCGTCCTAAAATCAGTATTAAAAGCTATTAAGTATGGATTTGGAATACGGGTTTATATTGACCCCCGAAAGTTGTAGAGAGGGGAGGCAAGAAGTGAAAGGTAACTACTGGTCGGAGGGAAATCAAGCTTACTTTCTTGATGGTTTTGCTTATGGACTTACTGAAAACTTGTGCAATATATGTATCGGCATGGAAGCTGATGTCCTCAAAGCATTGTCTAAGAACACGGAAGCTGAATCACCAACCATAAACCAAATACTAGAATCTGAACTCAGGTGTCGGAATGAGAAAAAGGTCGCTACAGCGGGCGTGAGACGCACCAGGATTAGTTTTAGACATCTTGGGGGGTAAAACTAATGGTAAAGGATAAAGACACCAAAAGCACACTTGGCCCTAAAGATACAGTGATGATGGGTGATGAGTTATTGCAAGCCCTACCATCAATACGTGAGCCTGTCTGTGATGTGGCATGGGTAAGGGTTATGGATAGCGAGGGGATAGCGGCATTACTCTTAACCCAAGCCGAAATTTCATTCAAGGCAGGATATGAGAGGGCTATGGATACCCAACTAAAAGCAGATAAAGAAACTCAAACAGGAGGTAAAAGATATGGCTGAGAAGAAACAGGTTAGAAAAAAGAAGAAGGTAACTATATCAAGTCTTAAAAAGAAGGTGTGGGTATTATTCTCACAGTATATTCGGATGAGGGATTGCCTTAAAACAACTGGGTGTAAAGAATGGGGTCTTTGTATTACTTGCGGAAAAAGGTATCATATCAAACTATTGCAAGCTGGGCACTTTATCCCAGGGAGGCATAATGCCAACCTCTTTTCCGAGAAGGGGACTCACGCCCAATGCTATAACTGCAATATAAATTTAAGGGGTAATACGCTTGAGTACAGGCGTAAGGTTATAGAATTGTACGGCGAGGGGGCTGATGAGAAACTTGAGGCAGATGCTCAGGGGATTAAGAAGTTTACCATTCAAGACCTGGAGGAACTCTCCAAATTCTATAAGGATAGGATAAAGACACTCAAACAGGAGGTAAAAGGTGGAAACACTTAAAATCACTAACGCAGAGGTAAAAGACGGCAAATATATACTCGGTAGTGTGGATTTTGATGGACATGTTGAATTGGACACCAATTTAGGATGTGTTCTCTTTGACTCATTAAAAGCTACTGGATATATCCTTGCCAACACTGGCTGTGGTATTAGGGCTAGAGGGGATATCGAGGCTGGTTGGAGTATCGAGGCTGGTTGGAGTATCAAGGCTGGTTTGGATATCAAGGCTGGTTGTGGTATCAAGGCTGGCGAGGATATCGAGGCTGGTTGTGGTATCAAGGCTGGCGAGGGTATCGAGGCTGGTTATGGTATCAAGGCTGGTTTGGGTATCGAGGCTGGTTGGGGTATCAAGGCTGGTTGGGGTATCGAGGCTGGTTTGGATATCAAGGCTGGCGAGGATATCGAGGCTGGTTGTGGTATCAAGGCTGGTTGGGGTATCAAGGTTGGTGGGGATATCGAGGTTGGTGGGGATATTAAGGCTGGTTGGGGTATCGAGGCTGGTTATGGTATCAAGGCTGGCGCAACGATTAAAGCCAATCTCCGCATCTTTACAGGACTGGTTATATGGCGAAAGCCTGAGCCTCAAGAAATGGAGATTAGATGCAAGAGGCTTGAGAGTGGCGAGGTGGCTTATGGCCACCTAATAGAAACTGACAAGGAGCAAGAATAATGAAATGCTTAATTATATCTAAAAAGAAACTGGACGAGCTTAAACAGGAACAGTATGAGAACGGTATAGCCAAAGGGTACGAACTAGGCTTTAAGATGAGACAGGTAGAAAAGAGCAATCGTGGTTTTATTATCGGGTCTAAAGTGAACCGTGAAATCTCTCAAATAGTGAAGGCAACGAGGTTTTAGATGGCAAAGATTAAATGGGCTAAGGCTCGTTGCCCAGAGTGCAGGCAAGAGGGATGCGAAAAACGCCAAATATGGAGGTAAGACATGGCAGATAAAACAAAGATACACACAGTTTACAAGACCCAGGATGGCAAAAGAGTCCCATCAGTAACAACCGTTCTAGGGGTGCTTGCAAAAAATGCGCTAATACATTGGGCGTGGCAATGCGGGGTTGATGGATTCGACTATCGGGAAGTCAGAGATAATGCCGCCGACATTGGTACACTTGCCCATTATCTTATTCTCTGCCACCTGAAGGGTGAAGAGCCGAACATCGAGGATTACTCCGCTGCTGATATAAGCCAAGCCGAGAATTGCCTCATCAAATACTGGGATTGGGAAAAAGAAAATCCTATTGAGCCAGTGATGGTTGAGGAACCATTGGTCTCTGAGCAATACCGCTTTGGTGGCACGATAGATTGTCTTGCTAAACTCAATGGGGAACTTATCCTGATAGACCACAAGACTGGCAAAGGAATATATCCTGAGATGTTCTATCAGTTAGCTGCCTATCGCCAATTGCTCTTAGAGAATGGCCACGCAATCACCAGCGCTCGGATACTCAGGATAGGCCGAGATGATTCCGAGGGGTTTGAGCAGAGGGTTATGACAGACCTTGGCAAGCAGTGGAAGATGTTTGAGCATTGCCTGGCGATTTATAGATTGCAATCTGAAATTAAAAGGGGGTAAAGGAGGGCTCTGATGATGGCTGACAGGAGTATGTGAGATGAAAGAAAGACCAATACTATTCAGCACAGATATGGTCAAGGATATCCTTGAGGATAGAAAGACACAGACCAGAAGGGTGATTAAAGACCCAAGAAGGCACTCTAGTGGAAGGGATGCCTTTTTATCAAGTAACGTAGGTAAACCTTCTATGGGCGACATAGAAAAGGAACTTGCTTTGAACCTAAAGCCGAACTTCCCCTGCCCCTATGGTCAGGTAGGGGATAGGCTCGGAGTAAAGGAAACTCATTACCGATGGGGACATTGGGTAAAGAACGGTTTTACCAAAACAGGTAGGCAAAAGTGGACATTCAAGGCAGATGGTGATGAGGTTCGCTATTGCGATAATCCACCAGAGGCGGTTCAGCGTAATAGCTTCAGGGGCACAGCTTGGTATAAGCGACCATCCATATTCTTGCCAAAGAAGTATATCCGCATCTGGCTTGAGATTACTGAGTTAAGGGTTGAGAGGTTGCAGGAGATAACAGGAAGCGATGTTCTAAGAGAAGGTTTCCCTTGGCATGGTATTGGCGCCACTATGCAGTTTGGATATAGACCCCCACTTACTTGGTTTGTTGATTTATGGGACTCCCTCAATGCCAAGCGTAAGCCTACTAAGTATGACCAAGAGCACGGAATAACCGAGCCAATTACGCCATCCTATGCGTGGGCAAGTAATCCCTGGGTGTGGGTAATAGAATTCAAGAGATATGAACAATAACAATCTCAAACTACAGATAAGGAGGAATATTATAAGTCCTATAAAAGGTCTATCAGAACAACGAAGGATACCCAGGATTGGAAAGACCAACTAAAGGAGGTAAGGAATGGAAACTAAAAATCCTGAAAGAAGGGATAGGCTATTGGGTGACATACCATTAGGGCAAGTAATTCAACAGGACACAAAGAAGTGGGCTATTTGCAATAAAGACTTTCTAATTGATGTTGCAAGGGTGTGCTCATCAGCCCAAGACCGCGCAACTCTAAGATTTATAGGCGACTGGTTAGAAACAATATACACAGCCTGTCAGGGAGACCTAACCCTGTTCGGTCAAGAAGTATACAAAGAGATTGAGACATTTCAGAAGGGATGGTAAAAAATGAAACAAATGTGGAAATATTTTAGGGAAAGATTTACTAGGAAATTGGGGGTACTTGAACAGGCTGAAAAGATTTTGGAAGATAATAGTGTTGCAATAGCAGGAAGAAAAGAGGTTTTAAATAATTGTCAGGGTTTATTGGTCTATATATATGACGGTTTTGGCTTTGCTCATCATTTTAGAGGGCAAATAGAAAAGTGTAAATCTTCAAAATGCAAGTTTCTTGTTGCTGTTTTTTACAGTGATGGTACTTTACGGGCGTACAATTGTAATCACCCACAAGTTACTTGGGTTGTTGAAATAGGTGGAGTGCAAAAGTGTCCAAAGAAGATGTCTGTATTTAATTGGTCTTAATAGGAGAGAGAATGGAATATGCTACTACAAAGTATGAATTCTTTTCTAAAGAGGGACTAGAGGATTACATTAATTCTCTTTGCGATAATTTCAGAAGGGGGAGATGCCGAAGTGAACTATAAGTTTTTCGATATACCCATTAGAACTGCCCCTAAATGGAAGTTTTGGTTAGCTCGGATATTCGGTGAAAGTCTTGGGGGATGGAATGATGGAGTGATGGTCAAAAAGTGGTGGGGTGTGTATTGGATGTATTTTAAGGAGAGGGAAAATGAATAAAGACTTCAAGTGCTTCCAAAAGTATTTCAAGGAATATCAGTATCGGTTTGGGCTTGCTGGGTATAAGGTTTATTTTAAGTATGAGCCTTTAGATGATGGCATCTTTGCTAACATCACATGTGATAGCCATGATATGTTTGCTACAGTCCGCTTAAACAGCGTTGTTTCCAAAGAGGATAAACCCGATAGAGACATTAGGAGACTAGCGAAACACGAAGCAATACATCTTTTGTTGGCACGCTTTGATGATAAGGCAAGAAGCAGATATGTGCGCCGTGATGAAATCTACGAGGTAGCTGAAGAGCTAGCAACTAAGTTGGAAGGATTGATAGGAGATGAACACAGAAGATAAAAAGGAGGGGATGCTTTCAACATCAGCCAACGGGGATAGAGCTATTCTCGTTTGTGTGGGAGAAATATAAGGTGGAGTTTAATAGTTTCCGTAATGTTAAGTGGGGAACTTGGAGATAGGTGAAATATGAGTGAGAAGCCGAGAGAAATTGAGGGTATTTTAAGTATTGGGTTAAATGACGAGGTTATTATAACTAACGAGGTAGGTCAACCTATCAGCGTTAAAGAATGGCTTGCTGGTTGGGCTGCCGACTATAAGCGTGCAATACTTAAAATAATCATACCTACAAAGGAGAAATAGAATGGGTGAAGAATATCTTACGCAAGAGATGTTAGATAGGGCATTAAACATGGGATGTGGGCTTCCCTCACCTCCCGTACCAATTATTTTGCACTCAACGGCTTGGGAGAGCTTTAGGCAAATGCTCAATCTAACTGAGGAACAAATGAATAGGATAGCATTGAAAACCGATTATATAGAGTTGGGGGAAATAGAATGAGCTATATAGGGTACACTATTGGGCTTATCGGTTGCTGGGTTATGTCTGACGGGGTTTTAAGCTGGACTCTATATCTAAACGCACCGTCTTATGAGAACAGTCCGAAGCAAACATTTAAGCGTGACCATTGGGTCAGATGTTTAAGGATAATATGCGGAATAGCTTTAATGGTGCTTGGGGGTATGGTGTGAGAAACGAGGATAAAATAATACTTGATTTGTGTGGAGGAACAGGGGCGTGGAGTAAACCATACCAAGATGCGGGCTATGATGTGAGGTTGGTTACTTTACCCGAATATGATGTGAGGTTGTATGAGCCCCCCAAGAATGTTTATGGGGTTCTATCAGCCCCGCCTTGCACGGAGTTTAGCCGAGCTAGGCAGAAAAATAGATATATGGCAGAAGCCCCTAAGCGTAACTTGGAAGCTGGTATGGAGATAGTTTACCATTGCCTACGCATAATCTCTGTTACTAATCCTCATTGGTGGGCATTAGAAAATCCTGTGGGATTGTTAAGGAGTTTTCTGGGGAAACCAGTGTTCACGTTCCACCCCTGGCAGTATGGAGACCCCTGGACAAAGCACACAGACCTATGGGGTGTGTTTAATATACCCGCAATAGTGTACCACAGTCAAGAGGATTGCCTTTATAGTTTAGGGATACCTATTCGGGATTATCTCCGTGCTAAAGGTATTTCGCCAAGCATAAGACCGAATAAGCTGTTGCCCTCTAAAGCAGACTTAGATAAGACCACCTTTAAGTATACGGGAATGAAAGAAGAAAGGTCAGCTTTTAGGGCTGAGACTCCGCTCAGATTTGCCCGTGCTTTCTATGAAGCAAATAAATAAGGGGGTATGGTGTGAGATTAAAATATTTCTATAAAGCGTTATTAAAGAAATGTTGCAAATAGTTAATAAGTGCCGACGTTATGTAACAAAGGTTTAACAAGGAGGGGAAATGAACAGAGATTTAATAACAATTCTACTAGTATACAATGGGGGTTGGGATGAAACACATACATTACTGGATAATTGACCCAGACCTTGTAGGCCATTGTAGGTGTGGGGCAAGTAAGAACTTCCGTATCTTACAGGAGAAGGAGGGGGTTATCTTGAGTAAGAAACAGGCGAGGGAAAGCTATTTCAAGAGGTTCCCATCATTTGATATTAGACGGCCCCTGTCCTCTTGTTCTGTTAATTACGACAGTCGTTGGTCAGATATGATGGGGATATACAAAGATGGGGGTAAAGGATTTTGATTCCATTAAGGAGTTGTTGGATCCTCTAATCAAATAAGAGTAGTCTGGCTTCATCTATAACGTCTTGCCCTTCCTTGATTATAGCTTTAATCTCAGTTGTGGTTAACTTGCCGTCCTTGTATCCATCACACACTACAACAAGTAGTTCTGCCACCTCTTTAGACATACCCTTCAGCTTATCCTTGCCCATTTTGAGAACAAAGGATACTATGATACTGATTACCGCAACAACTGACGGTATGATTACGGGTAAAAGCTCCATCCAATTCATTGTTTTTCCTCCTGTATATCTATTTCCAAGCTATCAATCAGGTCGTCTATCTCATCGCATAACTCAAGTTTAAGTAGTTCAAGACGACTGATTGCATCTTCGACTATCTCTTTAGAAACAGCACCGCTACCACAGGTGCAAGTATCAGAATTATGATTAGGGCAACCCCCATATTCATCCATAGCTTTACCCCTTGAGTAATAGAACTATAATTGCACTAATGAGGGCAAAGAGAATACCACAAACCAATCTCTTGAGCCAGCAAACATCAGCTGATAAATGCACCCAGTGATTTGTGAGAAACTCGTTCCACCTCTCAACAGTTAAATATTTTGGTTTACGTCCTCTTTTTTCCTCCATTTCACTTTACCCTTCTAATTATACCATACTACGACAGAGGGACTACTTGTAAACGCAAGTAATAATATCTTTCAAGTTTCCTATCCCTCTCAATAGGTCGTGCCATAGATTGTGTAGGCAAGAACTTTACATATATATCTGTCGGGTCTTCCTCATAGTCTATATCGTAAAAGGTTACAGGCCACGTGGCCTCTCTCGCTTCAATTATCGCAGCCTTAATAGTAGCGCTTTGCCCTTCTTCGCGAGTGCCGTCCTTTAACACATAACCGTTACCACATTCAACCGCACACTCTATTATCCTTCTGTTAGACGGGTATAGTATAGCTCTAACATCGTAACCCATAAGTTTAGGTGTGCTACCCGACGAGTTTGTCTTGGGGACAAACTTAAATTTCATCATCGTACTAACTGGATTATTACTTGACCCGTCAACGGGTAGGTAGGCTGAGGTTGTCGGGCTGGTCTTGAAGTCCCCTATGTCAGTCCAGCTTGAGTCGCCCAGCTTCTTATAGTGGGCTTCCCAATATACATTAGCTGTCGTGTCCTCCATTGTCAGGGTTATCTTAATAAAGGCTTTGTCATCAGCCCTGAAGTCTGCGTGCATCCAAGGGGTCTCAAGATATGCACTACCTGTGTTAAAGGTATAATCGGTGTCACTCGTTATGTCCCCGTATTTAGTGGTTAGCGGGACATAATATACAGAATCGCTACTGTCTGTAGAGGCTACCCACAATCTCTTTTTGTAAACGGTGGACGTGAATAACTTGTTACACCCTGCGAGAGTCAACTCTACCAATGAATGCCACACCCATTTTGTAATACCATCTATGGTCTCTAGTCTACCAGCCATTATCTCAATCTTGTCACTATAATCCACGGCTATATAAAGATATTCCTCATCTTTGGCTGTAGCCTGTACCTGTCCCACGAACTCTGCTAGATTAGTGCAGAATTTAGAAGGCGACCGCCATATCGGTTCGCTCTCGCTTGTGTCGTATTGAACTAATCCCTGGTCTCCACAGGGGATAAACAAATCCTCAAGCCATACTATTGAGTTCTTACCACTTGTAGAGCTCTCAAGGGTCTTTAAATCCTCAATTAAAACCTTGACATCACCACTTGAGTCAAGATAGAATGGTCTATCTTCTTTCATAATATAGAGGACGTTCCCCGTTTGAATTAAACCCGTAATAGCATAGGTCGCACTATCTATGGTTGTAGCACTACCCCAGTTTGTACCCCCATCAGCAGGGTTAGTAGTTGAGTAGATAACATTGGCGGTGTCATTACCGTACATTGTTTGTGCTGTAGTATATAAACTCTCAAAGAACTGGTGTGTGTTGTCAGTTAAAGTATTGAGTGTAAATACCTCAGAGGTACTCATCTCATAGTAGGCGGCACTAATCCCCTGTCCGATATAAAGCGCGGAGCCGAATACTTTAAGGCTTGAGATGTTTTCAGGGAAGGAGCCAACTGTTGTAAATGCCGTGCCTGTACCATTAAGTTTAGCAAGGATACCACCAAAGGCAGCATATAAATTATCATTAAACTCTACAAAGTCGGCAACAGCCCCTACGGTAGGTTCGCTTTCGACCACCACATCGTCAAAGTAGGCAGTGTCCCCTGATGCACCAGCATTATTGAGTGTTAGCCTTAATCGAGTGGCAGTTGCGGATAATTGCCTGCCTACAGTTACTTGCACCCAACTGTTAATCGTCGCAGTGGTGGCACTAGAGGTTGTCCCCACACCATCATCTATAATCAATGTTGCTGTGCTAGCAGTCAGTTGGTAAATCCAGATACTGAACTTGAAGTAACAGCCACGATAGGCATTATCCCAAGTAAGGTCTTGGTAAGTGCTTGTTTGGTAATAATGTTTCCAACTGTATGTTCCCCCGTGAGCTTGCTCGTCTGAGCGGTAATTGTCATTCCACCCATCAGTTCCTTCCATATCAGCGTTAGTTATAGAGAGACTTGTCCCTGATGGCTTGGTTACTGTGGTTGGTAATGGCCCCAAAATAACCATCCCCTTGTGTCTGGCATCACAGTTTATTGACCTGTAATAACGCTTCGGGTCGGTTGAGTCGTAGAATTCCTGTCCGAACCCAGAACGCCAATCAGTTTGGGCAATTACCAGCTCCTTCTCTGGGGGTAGGTTTCCATATCCTGGAGTCCCTGTAGTCTGCTGTGTAGCTAAATACTCATCATCATGGCTGCGATAAATCGGGTTACCATTTTTATCTCTGGCTAATACAAGCCCTACCGTAGTAGAGCCATCCTGTCTTAAGAAACCTATATCGTGCTTGGTTCTAACGTAGTTTGACATAATTAGACCCTCAAAGTTCCACTTGGTGGAGTCATTCTCATCCTACCCTGTATTCTCCGATAGTTCTGCCGCCAATCTTCCCTTTCCTCCTTGAACTTGAGCCTATCCTCACTGCTTACTGTTCCAGCAGCTCTCTCGTATAGCAGGGAAGAGGCATAGTTTACGATTAGCCTGGTTTCATCACCCTCGTCAAAGGGTATAGTATCTGTAGCAGAGGATAATGAAGATAGTGGGGTTGTGCCTATAAGCCGTATTCTCCTGTTGTTGGTATAAGCTGACTCCAGACGCAGATATCTATAAGTGCCATCGTTAATAATTGAGTAGTCATAGATACGTTCGTACCTTACGGGATGCAGGTCATCACAAATGTCATCAGAGTAACCAGAAGTTTGAATATAAACTTGCGCAACTTTGCCATTCTGAAAGTCGTTGGGTAATATGTATTCCCTTACGGCTGGCTGAATAACCCTCGGTGGGTCAAAGTAAGCATACTTGGTGTCAGTATGAACTCGCATTCTGAACTGAACCTCGTGCAAATCGTCATTTAACGTTTGGTCTTCAAGCTCAAGTAAACTCCACTTACTCGCAGGACAGGATGTAGTTGAATTTAATGTCTGCGCTGTGCCGTCAGGCTGAACGGTATAGATAGTTAAAAAGGCATCATCTGCCACTTCAGGGTAAACCCAACACTTGAAGTGTATTGTCTCATCCATTGCGTTGAGTAACCTTGGGAAATCATTTGAGGAGATATACAGATAGTCATCAGCCCCACTTGCGGTTACCTTGGCTGAATCAGGCCCGTGCCTGAATAAACCGCCAGTGGTTGTTTGGACTATACCACCAGTGTTCTCTGTATATAAATCAAGTGCCGTGCTTGACGACCAGATAAATGGAGGTAGTATGTTACCAGTGATAAGAGAGCTACTCTCTACATGTTTCCAGATACCGAAAGCAAGGTCTCGTATAGCATCATTGATAGCATTCTCTTTGTCTGTTCTTTTATATCGGCTTAATTGAATTGTAGCTGCTGACGAATCGGCGGTCAGGCTGTCGCCCCATACGGTGCAAGTCCCCGTGGCTGTGGCATAGTCGGAGATTTTCCTCTCCACATCAGCATTGTTCAGGTTGGTAATGTAAACATACCAATTGTTAAAGTAGTCATCTACCCCGTGGTCGTATGCTCTCAAGTTCGTGCTGATTACTGACGTGTCGTTTGCGATATTGGTGGTTACAGCAACCTCAATCCAATCACCTGTTCCCTCTGATACTCTCTGAACTAAAGTAGATAAAGCTGTTGTCATCTATCCTCTCCTCAGGTCTCCTTAATCAACTCCATAGAGCACGCACCGTTCTCATCGTGGTAACAATAGTGCGCCATCAGTCTATAGTGTTTACCACTCATAACATCTTCTATAGCAGCCTGCACGTCTGCTTTTTCTTGCTCGGTCATACCTGTAACATCAGAGCGGATAAACTCTGGGTTTTCCTCCACTGTTTCAGTTGCTTCGTAATACTCTTTCATCTGAATCCTCACCCAACAGTTTCAGTAGCTTTTTTACCTTGCCCAGACGCCTTGCGTTGACATCACGGAGCCGTATTTCACTGACCCAGATATCGTGCTTTGGAGGCTTCTTCTTTGATTTCCATATCCTCATTATTACACTCCAAATAGGTGTCTCTCTTGGTTGAAGTGGTTCTGTATTTCAAGGGAACTCAACAACCTATTATAAATCCTTAAAAGAGCCACATTGCCTTGGCAGAAGCGACCTGTCGAGGTTAAAGCACCAATAATTAGATTGTCAGCACTCGTTATATCGCCAACACTTGTTATACTGGTAGCCGTTCCATCTGTTGCTCCATCCAGGTAGTGTTGAGCATTACCATCCCTATCAGCAGTTACTACAACTTGATGCCATGTGTCGTCCTTAACACTGGTATCACTTGAAACGTCAACATAATTCGTGCCATCAGCTATGTAGAAGTTAATCTTCTCGGTAGCCGTCATGCCAACTGCAAAACCATCTGAAGTCCCATAGTCGGGTCTCTTGGAAACTAGCCCTCTGTATTGTGTGGCATCATAATTCGTCTTTAACCAGAACTCGATACTGAAGTCTGTAGCAGAACCGAAATCTAATACTGAAGGTGCGCCACAATCCGCATAATCATCAGTGCCATCAAAATAGAGTGCCCACAGCCCCTTTGATTGCCTTGTCCAAGTAGCCCCAGTTATTGTGCCATCGTTGCCATTACCACTTCTATCCCTGATGGTTGAACTCTGGGGGTCATCCTGCCCAGGTAGCCATAACACACAACCATCGCCCTCTCTGGGAACATATAGGTTGAGCAATTGACTTCTACCGAAGATTGGGGGTTTTATTAAAGTGGCCATCAATACTGCTCACAAGTTAGTCTAATAACCAGGTCATCACCAGCGCTCTCACCAGTGATAGCATCTCTGGTTACTACAACGCCATATAGGTCATTGGAGTCAGATGCACAGGTAAAGGCCAATGGTAAGTTACCAGTAGTGCTTGGGGTTGCTATCGCCTCTGAATCCCCTGTCCCTATATCCTCCATAGCGGGAAGGTCTATTTTGCCCACATAGTTAGCTAAGTCGGCATGAAGTAGGGCGGTATTAGCTGCATTATCGTTAAGCGTGCACGTTGGCGTAGCGGTGAATAAGAATATAACCAACCTGGGTGTTAATGCAGTCGTTTCGCAGATTGCGTGAGCTTTAGTGATATATCCACTAAAACCAGTTGACCTTGCCATTCCAGAGAATGTCCATGCTGTCCCAGCAGATGCTGATTCAGAAAGAACATCTCCAGCGGCATAGTCTCCAGCAGCAGCCAGTGCCTTGGTAACACTTACCGTTTTCTGCTTTCCAATAATTTCCGTTGCCATTTAATCCTCCTCGTAATACCCATCACCGTCCATTACTCTCTTTTAGGTGAAGGAGGTTTCAGGGTTCTATTTATGTTTTCTTTTATGTCCTGTGAGGGCGATTGCTTTATTAAACGATTCTCCGCAAACATCACATACGAATTCCCCCTTTTGTGGAGAATTCTTATCCTTCCCCATACCTTCTAGTATTGTTCGCTGGAATAAACGTTCGTCATCCCTCTCCTTAGTTATTCTCTCTTGCTCAAGGGTTGCCCATTCCGCCTTATGCCTTTTCTCCATGTGGCGCTTAACCTGATAGGGATTAGTTAAGTTGCTTTTGCGACATACTGCTAACCCAAGCTCATCATAATGCTTTCTGTTGGGGCTATCGGGGTGCAATAAGCACTTGAGATTACCCCTCTTGGGCTTTTGTTTCGGCCTCATTGTAGTGAATACCCTTGAGCCGTCTTCCCTGGTTTTCTCAAGTTGCTTGGGGAGCATATTGCGATTGACTACGCTTCTCTCCCCCGTTCTGGTATCCCACACATAAACATACCCAGCACTCTCAAGTTTTGTTCTCACCATTGGGGCTGGCATCTCATCATCACCTGCGTGAATCAATCTACTTGAATCTGCTCCACCAGGCTCCTCCGCCTTCTCCGCATCCTTCATTAGTTCCTCTATAAGTTTAGTGTTCTCTGTGTCCTCCATTTGTTCCTCCTTTTGAACAAAGTTCCCGTTTACTTTTTGCCATCAATTTATGTCACCCATTACTCCTCACACCTGAGCAAGTTCATGTTTATCAAAAGCGGGTCTTTCTCTCACAACGTTAGCCATATCTTTTAGTTCGCCAACTGTGTGCTCTATATAGACTCTTCCCCTTTCCTTAATGCCACCCATGATGCGAAATTGGTTTGCTTCAAAATCCTTTGCCAATCCTAATCTCTCACGGTATTCGGTTTCACAATCGTTGCGCCAGACAATGATAATCTGGAATCTATACCAATCAGACCCCTTACCATCATCCCTGGGAGCGACTAAATCCACCTCAGCCAAATTCAAGGCTGGCTCATTTGCTAATACGTATGTTGTGCCCTGTATCATTTCATCACTGCTTGCTCAGGGGGAGGATGCCCTCCCCCTAAACAGAGGGTAATATCCTGCCCTAAAGGACAGGCATTATTACATCTCAATGAATCTCTCTAACGCCATTAAAACGCTAGGCTCAATCTCTATGGGACTGTTTGTATTATCAGGTAGTTTAACCCTCTCAAGTTCAACCTCTACCTCTTGGTCAAATAGCTCGTTTATTTCCTCACCGAATTTATCCCAGTTCTCCGAATCCAAGGTAATAGCATATTGACCCTGTGGGTTTTTATCACCATACTTGCGCAACAATCCCTGTCGCACATCCTCAATAATTGCTAATTGGTTGGCGAGTTTGTTTACAAGTGTAGCCAGCTCATAACTGGTTTTCAGGGGGAATTTCTCACCAATCAATCGGCGAAGTGGTTGAGCGGCATAAAAGATTTCTCCATTTTTAAGTTTCATACATTACCCTCCTTTATTCAGTTTAAGTTTGTGTTAGCATGATGTAGTAGTCTGCACCGTTAATCCGAGCTTGCATTTTGTGAGAGAACTTGGTCTCGTCAGTATCGGCAGCGACGGTAGTTTCTTGGCTTATAGCGAGAACTCTGTTGCCTGCTCCTATCTCATAACCACCAATAGCTACTTGGTCAGCAACGGCAGCAGAATCGACAGATGAGTCAAACTTTATGTCGCCTTTTGCTATATTCACGATTCCTGCGGCACTAATTCGCATTGTTTCTGCGATAGCTCCAGCACCACCAGGCATTTGCTCCCATACGAAAGCCATACCAACATCACCAGCCGCAGGTGAGGCATCATCTACCTCAGCTTGGAAAACCGCTGCTTCAGTTGCGAAATCCACACCATCATCTGGTAACCAAACTATCTTACCTATCTCGTCGTTATCATTCACAATGGTATGCGAACCAATGGCTGCATTGCGAGATTTCACGAACATTAGTTCAGGCCCCACAGCTGAGGCTACAGACACGCCCAGAATGGCACTGCCGTCAGCAAGAGCTGTTCCCAGAACCTGTAACTCAGAGGCTGCGTTACCTGTGATTTGAGCGGTATGCCCAATTATCACACCCTGCCCATTAGCTACAAGTAGGTCTCCACCACCGACGGTAAGTGTGTTCGACGCGTGAGTTAGAGTTACATCTCCATTGTTGAAGTTTACTACAGCACCACTTGCCAGGAATAAATCACTCCACATCAATGACGCGGTTCCTAGTGCGTTCCCATCGCTAGTTGTAGGCGAAAGCGATGTTGCGTTTAGTGTAACCTCCGCCGTTCCAGCTATTGCTAGCTTTAGGCCAGTAGCCCCAACGCCATCAATGTAAGCATCGGTAGCATCGTGATATAGTTTAAGGTATTCAGTTGCAGGGTTGGTTGCACTATGAATGTAAACAGCTGGGTTTGAGTCAGCAGATACATTCCAGTCAGTATTTCGGTCAGAAGCATCAGCTATGTGAACCGCCTTACTGGTATCGTCTACAACCATCACCAGGGTGGGGTTTGAAGCATCGGCAACGCTCCAATGCCAACCTTTTGTTTTTATACTTCCCATATTAAATTTTCTCCCTTAGATGCTGAAGGGTCAGCACCTGAATCTAAGTTTTTAAGAGGGTTGTTTCAGGCACAACCCTCAAAGCCTTCCAGTTTATACAGTCCAGTCTCGTCCACCCTCTGCATAGAAGTAGTCAACTTCTGCCGTATTCGCAGCAGCCGACCTATTCTCAAACAGTAAGCAGACATAACCAACATCACTTGCAGTAACACAAGCAGCTACATCGTCAATTAGTGAACCATCGTGATAAATCTTGGCATCACCGTTGACATCAATCTCTACTCTGACTACATCGTACTCATCGTTTACCGCATCACCCTGGTCAGATAAGGTGCCCGTCGCTGTGGTTAAATCACTAGCTACGGCACCACCATCAGCAGCTACAGCTCTCCAATCATTGGCTGTGCCATCAGGATCCCACAGCATACCTGCCATGCCACCTGAACCGTTAATGGTCAATGTAGTTGTAGCATACTCTGCGGGACAAACGGGTGTGCCTGTCTGGTGTAGTGTTTCAGACCAACCAGCGAATATAGCACAAGTAGTAATGTCAGCTACCTTAAAGCGAAATTCCGCTACAACACCACCATCTGCTGGCTTGAATGGCCCTGCCCAAAGAACAGCGTTGTCGTTATCGCCAGTGTCAGTGGTAATCGCTAAAATTCCCCCTGGTTCGTCAACTGTGTGGGTATTAGTTCCCTCATTTAAACAAGTGAAGGCAACATTACCCATGTTAATTGACACATCTGCTGTTGGGGCTGCGCCTGCCGAAGCGGGAGCAAATCCCAAAAAGTCCTCAAAGACTCGTAACCTTCCAAAACTTCCAATTCCCATATTTAATTATTCTCCTTTCCCGCTGCACTCTATTTTTTATGCACTAACGGGAGTATTCGCTTACTACCCCACCTTATGAGGTTGGAGCAGTTGCATCGCTATAAATTTCATATAGCCAGTTGCCAGAGCTTCTCTCTCCATACGCATACTCATCGTAGAAATATATTGAGGTTGCTCCGCCACCTATTTCAGGTCGTCTCTTTACTTCAGCGTGAGGCAATCTGCCTTGAACTAAAACAAGAGCTTCTTTGGCGAAAACTCCGCCTTTAGCATCGTCTGAGCTGTCTATTGTGATGTTCCCATCACCGTAAATTTGCGCTCCACCGACCATACCCTTAAATCCTTCAGTAAATACCCTTGCCGTAAGCCCCTCACCTACTGGATATGTACCAACACCAGCTACGATTTCATCCTGGATATCTTTAATCTGGTAATCGTGTAATACACATCGGAAAGGTGGGTTCCCTGGCTCGGTAGTATTGCCCGCGATTCGGGATACCGCTGCCATTATGTGGCCGCTAGTAAGGGTAGTACCTGCGCCTGATAACGATGTGGTCGCCCCATCCAGAGCTGTTATACCATCTTCGTCTTTCTTTCTCTGAACCGCATTCTGGGCTAGCGAGCCAATCTTTGCGTATGCATTTTTAGAAATGCGGCGAGCCATCCTATCAGTTAAAAGGGTTTCAACCCCTACTACCGTAGGAGTGACGCCAAATAAAGTGTCAGAGATTTGTTGTGGGTTATCCAGTTCAGTAGTTTCACTTATTGATTGAGCGGTTAGTTGAGCCATTGAAACTTCGTTCCAAGTAATACCTTCACCCTCACCCAATGTGACCAAATCAACCAATTGAGGCATAACCCCTTCATACTCTCTGACTATTCTTGCCGAAGCTACAATTGTGGGAAGACTATCGGCAAGAGAATCAGTAGTTGTATAACCAGTTGTCATTCCTTATACTCCTTTGTTTCTTTTATCCATGATTTCTTTAGCTCGTTTAGCATCATGGACTTCGCCTCTGCCAAACTTTTCCAAGTATTCAGCATCGGCATCGGCCGCCCCAGAGGGCTTGCCAATATCTTGTGTTAACAATCCCTTCTCCCTGAGCAGTTGTTCGGCAGCCTTCTTTATTCTTTCTTCGTCAGATTCCTTTGGAGGCCCTCCCTCCGAGGATTCCTTCTTCTTTACTTGCTCAAGTTTTTTGAGCCTGACCTCAGCTTTCTTTAGCTTTCCATCAGATAGGAACTCCTCAATATCAAGCAATTCGTCATTATCATCTGGTAAACCAAGTGCCTGAGCTTTAGCCCAAATGTCGTTGGCTTTCTGATTATACTCGTCTCTCTCAGCTTGTCGTCTAGCCTCAAGCCTTTTAGCCTCCTGCTCGCGCTGTATCTCCTTTAATTGCGCAAGTATATCCTTCCTTGCCTTAGGAGATACGCCCTCCAAATCTTCATCTACAGGGCTTGCTGTAGCAACTGCGGTAGCTAGAAGTTCAAGTCTATCCCCAAGCTCATTAAGTCGAGAATCATATTCGCCACGCTTTCTTAATTCTTGCTGCGTCTCATTGAGCTGTCTTTGCAGCGTTTTGAAACCAGCTTCTTTTTCCGAGGCTAGACGCCTAATGTCCTCAAGTTCTTGCCTGGTCTTTTCTAGTTGTTCCTCGGCAGTAGGGGTCTGCTCATCCACTTGAGTTTTTTGCTCCTCTACTTGAGTTTCCTGTTCCTCAGTCCCCTTCTCTTTTTCATCTTCCATTTTTAAAGTCCTCCTTCTGTATGCCTTCTTATAGATGGCACTCAAGGTAGTAGCAACAACCAAAAGGAAAAGGGGGTAGCCTCAACCCCTTGGTTAAGTTGCTACCCCCTTTTATGTCGGTTATTTCTAACCTTTATACTACTATTATACCATACTTTATTTTTAGCACTTGACATAGTGTGTTATAATCTTTTTATGTTTGAGAACCTTATTGAATTTGTGAATCCTATTGTCCTGCTTGCTGATATATGGCAATTCTTTCTATTTCCAATCGTGCTATACATAGTTTTCTGTTGCACACTAATTGCCTTTGTCTGGGAGATATGGCTTCTGTACCACTTCATTAAAAGGCGAGTTAAAAGAAGCCACCAGCCTAAAAAAACATCATCTCTGTGAGGGTGCCTTCGGTCTACCCCTCTGTGATGGGGCAGTAGGCCTAGTACTTTCATCCTCGCTTTCATAAAAGAATAAAGATGATAGTGGTTTTTCCCCATTCCACACACTTGAAAAATCCTGCCAAGCTAAAGAACCAGGGATAAACGCCTTCCATGAATAAAATATCTGTTTCTTAGCTCGTTCCCTCTGAGTATCATCATCAGCAGTTATAAACGAATATAGACCCAACGCAAGTTGTACTGGTGGTGACACCCATGACGGGAACACTCCCAAGAGAAACGACCTCTCATAACCCAGTGACGATAGAATAGCACCGCCTATTATTAAATACCTCAAGAGTCCCAATCGCCTGCTCCAAGGTAGTTTTTTACCATACGTTGTTTCCCCTTTGAAAGCCCTATAAGTGGACTCCCGCAGGAACTTGGTAAAGTAGTTCATCCACCAACTTTGGAGTCGTGTTGCAGGGATTAGGGTTTTATGCCTAAACACTTCAGGCATACCCATCGGGATATATTGATATTGGGTACACCCAGCACCAAATTCCATCTCTCTAAGAAGTGCGTCTTTCTCGCTGGGGTACAGGAAATCCTTTGGCTCTTGATACGTTCTAGTCGGGTCAGCCCAGCCATACTGAGCGTACTTAGGGTCAGTTATGAGTTCCAATGTATCCCAATAGGCAATCTTCATAGCCCTATGTGCATTAAAAGCGGCTGACCATTGATACCAACCATGGTAAATCCCTTCCACTTTCTTCATAGCACCTATAGGTAAATCCTCGTAACCAGTATAACCCTTCAGAAATAGACTTTCCTCCATCAACTTTTTACAATTCTCTGGTACTGGGAAACAACCTTGCAAGTTAGCCTTAACTGTATAAAGTGCTAGGTTTTGAACACTCTGGAATAGATTTCTAGTTATCAGTTTAGGTCTCGGTCCAATAGCGGCAGCGATAACTAACCGTCCCACAACCTGAAATGTCTTAGTAATCGGCTTCCGCCCTATAGTTTTCCCAAAGGGCTTCAACACCTTATTCAAAAGACCGCCTATCCCACTTTCGGTAACTATCCTGTTTACTTCAGCGTCAAGCTGTGTCTCTTGCCCTTTGATAACCTCGTTTACATAATCTATAACCCATTTCCTAGTTGAAGCGGGCATAATGGAGGTTGCCCTTACTTCTTTCAATTCCTCCATTGTCAAGTTTTCGTAAAGGGGTATATCCTTAGTTACAACGCCCATTTGTTCAGTGAAGGCTTTTAGGGGTTCGCTGAGGTGTATTTCCTTCAAACCAGTCCATACCATCGCTTTAGTAGCAACCTCCAAATCCTTAGTGAACAACTCATCTAAGTCGTCAGTTAGCTGTCGCCCCAGTTCCATTGGGTTGAATATCTTATTACCCACCACCTTCTTAGACCAATATTTTAGTGATTCGGGGAATGGATACCTGCCTGCCAACATCTCCTTTGCCATACCCTCAGCTACATAATGGCGAACGTAGGCTGTTCGGTATGGAATAGGGTCTAAGTCAAGTTTAAGTCTAACAGCATTCTCCCCATTGATTATCGTTCTATTAAGATTCCTAAACCACTCAAAGACTTCCCTTTCCTTGTCTGATAACTCTGCAGGAGGTTCTTCATATTTATTGAGCAAATCCCTCATTCGGGCTACCGCCTTGGTAGGCTTATTCTTAGTCTTTGCCGACAACTTTTCTGCTAATGATGTCTTGCCCAAGCGGTTTATCTTGCCTATCTGCTGCTCTATAGAGCGTGTCATCGCACGAATCTCTAAATCCAAGCGTTGCTTTGCTAAATTAAGGGGATTAACCAAGGGGCCAAGACCTAGAACCTCGGCATAATAAGTCTGTGAAGTAAACCAACGCAGGGGAGTGGGCTGCCCGTATTTCTTCCCAGTTAAAGCACCCTCTGGGATTACCTTCTTACTTATAGGGATTGTTGGGGGTTTTCTCTTACCACCCACCAATGCTGGTTCAGGCAACTTTTTAAGAGCATCTATAAACAACGATGCTTCCTCGCTAGTCATCTTAAGCATACTCCTCTTACCAGTTATCCCTTCCGCCAATCTCCTGTATCCCTGCGTTACCTTCCCTGTTTTAGGGTTAATCAATAGTTTCCGCCTTGCAATATTGTGACCCTTTATCTTCTGCCAGTTGGTTGACATAGCCCCGACTACTGGTGCAACTTCGGTAATTGGTGCAGTTGGGGTAGTGGGGACTGCAAGTTCCTTACCTGTAAGGGATTTAAGTACCTCATCAAACCTCGGCTCGGCTGCTTTTACCACATCATCGGCTGCCATTGCACCAGCTTTAGATGCGGATAGTCTTTGCGCCAATCTTTGCTTTACACTGGCCTCTGCTTGCTTATAGAGCCAACGTTTATTCTTCTCAAGGAAGAACCTGATAAACTTACTTGCTTGGTCGCCCCTAATACCTTGCCTGACCAACCATTTGTCTAAACCAGCATCCAACGCCTTCTCAAAGGCTTTTCTTGCACTAACCTTAACGCCCGCCATTGGAACGCCAATAGCATATTTCAAACCAATGCCAACAGCCTTCTCATAACCAGCAATAGGTGCTAAACCAAGCCTTGCGACCTCAGCAGCAGCACCCCTAACACCACCTTTCGCAGCAGTGGGTGCTAACGCTCCTCTAATTCCAGTGGCAGATAAACCAGTTCCCATCGCCATCAGCCACGCAGGCCACTCATATTTAAGCTGTTCCGTTATCGGCAATGACCTATACTCCTCGTGGGTAGCACCACCAGGTAAAAGGTCTTTCATAAACTCGGTGAACTTCTGCCTATCTACAGGCTCTTTCCCAAATGCCTGAGCCCACATATCCAAAAGGATTTCCCGTCTTTCATCGTCGGGAACACCTTGTTTCTGTAATTCTAAACTCCTATTAAGTATCCCCCTACTCTTGGAGGCCATATCCTGCCCACCTTCGGTTAAACCTCTCTGTGCTTCACCAAATAAAGAAAAGGGGGTAAAGGCATATTCTAATCCCTTAGAAAGGGTGGGTAATATGGTAGATGGCATAGCTAGCCCTGGTAATGCCTCGGCCTCTAGTGCCCTTAACTGATAATCACCAAACCAATCTTTAGGTTTCTTTACCTCTTTCTCAAGCTCTTCAGCCTTACGCCATTTATCTACATCTTTTGGAATCCAACCAAAATCTCTTGCCATTAGTTCCCCCTTATTGTTTGAATGGTCTCCATCCACGAGCTTTATACCCACGCCCTGTTGGTAACATGGCTTTCATCCTTGCTATTTTATCTTCAACGGACTCGCCGCCTAACCAGTCAACATATCCAGCATACTGTTGTTTGGTTGTCGGGGAAGCCCTCATCCACGCTTGCGCACTTGGGGTTGAGGTCGGCACTTTCTTTATCCTTTCACCAGCTTTAAGACCTGGTACCAGTTGCGCTAATCCCTTTGGCGCAGACGGGGTCAACCCAGTCGGCTCTTCCCTGTGCCACCCAGCACCTTGCTCAAGACTTAATAACTCCTGTTCTGCCGAGAGTAGCGCCTTCCTTGCCTTCTCCATTCTACCCATCTCATCAGGCGTAACCCCACCACGCTGTAAATCAGTCATAGTCTCACTAGCTTCACCCGCTATATCTCTAAGTTGCCCTTTCCTTTGAATAGCCATCTCCTCTGGGGGCATAGCATACGGATTCTCACCGTGTTCTAGCATCCACCTGTCAATCCAATCCCTAGGTGAAAACTGCTCGGATAGTCTAGCTTGTTTATATTGCTCATAACTTCTGGCTGGTGTTGCGGTTCTACCCAATTCAGCCTGAACATCAGCCATCGCCCTCCTTTTAACCTCACCCCCAGCCCAATCACGATAACGTGCCTGCTCAAACCCTTCAATGGCCTGAGACCTGAGTACGTCTTTGATGTGCTTTTGTTCGGCAATCTTGCCCATACCCCACTCTCTCTCCTCCATTGCCTTACCCGTTTTAGCTTCACGTTGCCACTCTGGGGTCATGGAATAGGTTATTATATTCTCATATAACGGCAACCTAGGATTAACCCCCTCTAGTGTTACTTGCCTAATAGCTGTCGTATATATCTCATCAGCCATATTCCCCTTTATCAACCCAGCCTCTTTAAGCATGGCTAGATATTCAAGCAGCCTATTTCCATACTGCGAAACTGACATTTCAGGGTAACCCAAATCGGGCATAGTTTTCGCTGTATACCAGTCAATAAAGAGTCTATTCTCAGCCATTTGTTTCTTGAGAATCCTGCGAACAGCACCCGCATCATCTGGGAATATTTCCTCAAGCCAATCTCTAAATTCTTTGGGGTATTCTTTTAGTTCCAATCTATCCGCCATAACCCAACCTCCTTGCCTTTAATTCTTCCATATTCTGTATATAATTATTCACCACGTCCTCGCCGTATTTCCCCATAAAGAAATACATATCCTCTGGTGTGAGTTGTGAGTAAATATCAAGTTGTTTCTTTACGGAAACCTGTTTTGAATCAAAGGGTTTTACCCCCTCATACTGCTTTGATAGGCGACGGGACACCGCCTCAACCCGCTTGTTAATTTTACTTAATATACTATCAGCTACATTATCTCTCATTTAGACCACCTCTGGGCTACGCCTAACCCCTCTCTGCGATAACTGCAGGTCAACCATTTCCCTGGCTTCTGGGGTTCTTTCATTAAACTGCCTGGGTGGCCCGCCCTGAGAACCAACACCACCTTGAGGTGCCTGTTGTGCTTGCTCCCTCAATCTCTCAAGGTAATCAGACATCCCAAGGTTCTCTAGCGCCTTCTCAGATAATGCTTGGAATAGTAGCGGGTTTTCTATAACAACCTTATCGGCTATTGTTTGGTCAATTATTTCCTGTGCCTTCTCTGGGGTGTAGCCAGCATAATTAACCAAGAACTCGCCCCAATCTATTAACCCAGCATCATACAAAGCTCTACCAGCCATCAATTTCCTGTCATCCTCAATCGGGTCGGCTGCCTTCAACTTAACCTGACTTCTTGCACAAGCATTAAGGTCGGCCTCAGTTATAGTAATCTCCTTCTTGCCCCCGTCTGGTTGCTCAAGCCATTGTGTTATAGGTAGCCATGTGGGAACTTTCTTCAGTATTTCACTACCCATATCAAGTGCCTTTGCAAAGGCATCCTCAGTAGCTTCAACTATAGAATCAAACCTGCGGACAAAGTGGTAGCCCACTATATCTTCCTGTCTACCACTAGAACCAGAGGGTAGACCTGACATAACAGGTGGGGCTATAGAAGCAATCCTAGACCTAAGATTGTAATAATGTTGGAAGGCTTCTTGCGAGGGTAGAATTGGGTCAGCGGGGTCAAACTTGTAGCCATCGGGTAAGGATAAGACATTGAACGAGCCAGCGCTCATATCATAGTTTTCCTTTAACGTGCCCTCGTCTACCTCAGCACCTAGGGGTAGAATCAAGTCCCTCTTAGGGCGGGCAAATTTATGAATCATACTATCGATGTATGAGTTTATCGCACATTCTTGAATCAGTAAGTCTTTAACTGGGGCTATTCTACTCACCACCAGTGATTCAGGTCTCCCCTCGTTATCCTCTTTGCCAAAACCCGAATAGGCATGGATAAAGGGAACAAAGCCATAAAGGTTTTTCTGTATTCCACCCTTTAATACTGGCTCGCCATCAGCCTCAAAATATCGCACCTTGCTGTCCCAGTACTCGAACCACTCAACTTTCTTATCCCTGCTCCCGCTAGCATTGTTAGGGTCCGACCATTTCGGATAAAGTTTCCGAACATCCCTGGGAACTCTTTCGTAGAAAACCACAACATACTCTGGTATACCATAAAACTCATTTGGTGAACCGAATATAACCAGCGGGTCTGGAGTAAGAAAAAACATTGGCAGAACCCTCTCATCCTCTATCGATGGTTTCCAACCCTCATTAAGGACAGGGTGGAGCCATGCCTCACCCCTTGCCATCAGGTTTCTGGTGAACTCGCTGAATGGTTGCGGGGACTGGCGTAGAATCTGCCTGACCCAGTGGTTTTCCATAGCATTAACTTTAAGTGCGGATTCAAGCGCCCCTTTAGTTGATTTCTTGGCGTCAACGAATACTTGTGGGTTTCTGGTGATGATATGGCTTATAGGGCCATTGATTAGCTCGGCACCCAACCCTGTCCTGCATACATACTGCGGGCTTTTAATTGTTGGGACATCAAAGGTATCATCAATAAATTCCTGAACCCTTTTCTGGCGCTTCACCCTCTCTAAGTGGTATTCGTCTATCAAGTACTTTTTAATCTCCTTGATTTCGTCTATATCCATAGCTTACCTCCAACCATCTTTATATTTGAAACTGGATACCTTGACCTTACCCATAGGTATCCGCTCTCTTATTGCCCATAAAATAGCCCCCATCATTACATAATCATCGTGCGAACCTTTTGTGGCACGTGGGGTTTTTCCCTCTTCCTGAATGAAGTGTCTGTGTTCGTCAACCATATCCCTGTTATAGATTCTGACATTGCGCTTGTAGATGGCCTCTCGCCAGCTACCCAGCATTGTTGTTCTATTTGCCGAACCTGTATACCAACCATACTTGTCCTTTTCCTTATATAAATTCATAACCCCAGCGGCTTGAAGTTTATCAATTAAATTCATTCCACCACCCTGTGGGTTGCGCTCAACAGCTAGAAATGCCTTGTTATAATCTTCGTAAAGCTCAATGGTTATCCTCGCTAGTTCATCGGTCATTATCTTGCCGTGCGCTGTAGCCACCATCTCGCAGGACTGCCAATCCATTACACCAAGAGCAAAGGGGTCGTAGCCGTGTGAGGGGTCAACCGCCATACAGTAGCGCCTGCCCACAACAGGCTTCTTGTAAATCTTAATCATACCGTTACGTCTGACCTCAATGGGATGGAGGTAGTCCTCCTTTTCCATTGCGTCTAAAGCATTTTCATCAAAGTAGCAAAGTGCCTGCGATGGAGCTAATGCCTCAGCTTCCGTTCTGGGATATTGTGCCTCCATTTCCCAATCTTCAAGGTCGGCACTTTTGCTTTTATACCACGCCTCATCCCTGAAGGATAGAACGTTATAAGGAAGGAATACGGGGTAGAAGTTATTTTCCCCAGCTCTTGCCGCCCTATAGAGTTTCTTAAACTTGGTATTATCTTCCTTCTTATTGACAGCCGAGAGTAAAATAAGCTGCCTATTACCTCCAGCATCAACCATAGGCTTGATTTCAGCAAAGTCCCGCTCTGCGTATTTATGATGGTCATTCTCGTCAAGAATGATTAGTGAAGCCCCACCAAAACCAACAGCTGACGACTCGGTAGAGGACAATGCTCTTATTTTTGAATCAATAGCAGGGAATGCCATTAAGCTGGACTGGTTCCTGTCCCATATAGGGCGGAGGAATTTGGGTAAATTGTTGTAAATAAACTTGCAATAAGTTAATACCTCGGCAGCAGCATCCTCCCTCTTGGATAAAATGATAACGTTAGAACCTTGATAGAAGATGGCCCTGTGTATGGCATAGCCAGCCATAAGCCAAGTAATACCTATCTGGCGTGCTTTTAAGATAATGACCAGCCTCTCCCTTGATAGAGTTTTCAATAGGTCTATTAAGTGAGGCCAAGGCACAAAGTCTATTGCCCCTATGGATGGGTCGCTAATCTTTCCGTATTTTGTCAGGAAGTATTGAGGACTCAGGCGGCACTTGTTCCACTCGTCCAACTTCCATAACTGCGAATCCCTGTCTTCTAAGTTCTTGCTCTGCATCAAAGTGTCTTCTTGCGATTTCGTCTGCACTAAGCCCAATTTCTACCTTCACCTCCGATTTATCGGTTAATACTCCCATTATTCTTGCCCACAACTCAGCATACTTGGCGTTTTTACCTGCCATAGCGTGTTCATACAATCTATCCATAAACGCAGCCATTCTGGCTTGGCCTTTATCAACACTACTCCGTGCCTCAAGTTGCTTATTCCAATTAGTTAGAGTCTGGTTAGAAACCTTAAGTTGTTTTGCTAATTCCTTCTGTGTCTTTGGCTCACGTGTATCCCTATCCTGATAGCGCCATGTAGTGAATACCTCTAGTTCTTTATCTAACTTCTTCATTTTCTTTTTGTATGGCTCGCCATTCTAGCCCTCACACTTGCCTCCGCATTCGCTTTAGTTTTAGACGAACCGACAATTTTGCCCGTTTCTTTATTTATTATCTTGTATGGTTTATCTCCGCTTCGTTTTACTACTCTGTAAGGCATATACACCTCCAAATAAAAAGGGGGTAGCCCCCCATCGATGGGATTGCTACCCCCTTTTGAAACCTAACATCCTTCCCACAAATTTATGTTTCATTCGTGAAAACCATTATTTAATCTCCTTATCTTTGCCTTTCTTTATAACCATTACTAGCAATATGGTCTATTTGGAGAACTCTATAATCTTCAATCCCATAATTTGAGCATTTGCTCCCTAAAAGGAGCAACACTTCCTGTCTTCTTCTTTGGCTAGTTATTGCAGTAATTTTTACCACAAGTGCAGTGGATTTTACTACAAACTTATCCCCAGTATCTCCTTATTGTTTACTGTCTAAGGATACGCACCTTATCGTTGTTCAACGTAGCATCCGTAACACAAACCATCAATAAAGTGTTCCTCGCAACACCAACACCCGCAATCGGGGTTCTGGCACTTATATAGAGTATAATGGTCAACGTGCTTCACCAATCTACCCCTGGCATCCGTAAACTCGCAGCAACAGCAGATACCAACGGGAATATTCCCCGCAATGCTGAATTGGGGCGTTTCTACCTTATCCATAAAGCATCTTCCCTACAACTAAAGCCCCGATTATAACCAGTGAACCGATATGGCACACCTTCCAGACACCGTGTTTACTTTCCCATGCCCTTGGCAAAGCGATAACCTTACTGACTAGCAGGCACCAGACCCAAAGCAGTGTAATATCGGTTGCACGCTGGTTTATATAAACATGGGCTACCTGATATATCCCACCAGTCCATACAATTACAATGTGCCCGATATATAGAATATCTAATATGAGCTCACGCATCTTCCAACATCTCATGCATTGAACAAAACAATGCCTGAACGAGGGCTAGCCTGGCCCCACCTTCAAGGGAGTCGTATCTTGGAACTTCGATAATACCCCTCTTTGCCCAATGTGCTTTATTTACTTCTATCTCTTTATCCAGCTTTGCCTGCAAACCATTTATCACTCTGTTCACCTGACTTGCCGAAAAGACTAAATCGCTATATTTAAATTCAGGTTGTATTTCATTAGCCGTGCCATTGAGTATTAAATGGCACCAGCGTTCTAGCACCTGAAGCGTCTTAGGCTGGTTAAAGATATAGCCCGAATAACACTTCTTCACGGAAGTAGTCTCCTTACCTCTCTAACCAAATCCCCCTGCTGGTCAGGACATAACCTCTCTGGGTTGAGAACTTTCTCTTTATCTGGTTTCTCAACAGGTTTAGTATCAGGTTTTACTTGCGGTTCCTTTACTTTCTCCGTCATCTTCAAACGCCTTCAGAAAACTTGAGGCAATAGGAGCAGGGGTCAAATCCATCTCATTATAAAGAAATAGAATAACCTCACCCATCGCTTCCTTGAATCCATCAATAGTATCGTTATCAAGTGGGGCTAATACCAGAGCCTTAACCCACTCTACATATTCCTCGACTGTATATGAATCAAGTGGGGCCATACCTTGATGGGTAGCCATTACTAATCCCACCTTCCCCCTATCTATTGGGTCAACCGCAGGCATTATTCTTACATTCATACTCTGCCTCCTAATCCCATAAACAGAAAAACCACTTTGCGAATACTCTCATTTTCCGCTGAAACATTTTATAGGCTATATCCATTTCTTCGGATGTTTCGTAAATATATCCACCAATCTTTTCTGCAAGTTCAAAGCACTCAATCATTTCATCAAGTAACTTGTCCCATCTCTCAGGGGTTACGGCACGAACTGGGAATCCGCAGGAGTTAGCCCTTAACCGTCTTAACATTGGTAGAATAATGCTGGTAAGGTAGGTGTCCATCTCCCACCAATCATAATCAGAATACCCGCGTTTACCACGCTGAATAAACCACTTTATCCTCTTTATATGATAGGTGAAATTTGTTACCTTGCAAAACAACCCCCGTATCTCAAGCCATAACTTCTTAATGCAAGGCATATTTCTCCAATACTCATCAATATCCTGAAAGCTATTGTATCTATTCTGTTTCATATCACCACTGTATCTTGTATAGCTTTACTAGTTTATCGTATATATCACCTAAGTAGCTTTCAGGACTGTAATCCCATAGTTGAGAATTACCACCAAAACCCTTGTATTCCTCAAGAAATCCAGCTAGAATTATAGCCTCTTTGCGCGTTAGCTCCAGAGAGCGGGTATCAACCTTCTTATCTTTATCAGGTCGAGGCATAATTAGATTAACCATATCACTCTCTTAGAGGGCAGTTTCATCTCGGTCTACTGCTAGGGCAGGGCTTATAGGATATTCGCTTTCCATCCCCTATCCACGCCTAATACCAGTGGGTTTGTGGTTGCCCTAGCAGTTTCCGATTCTAATAGGGTTACCCTTCTATATCCAATATCACTTGAATTAGCCCCTGTGCTTTAATTACCCTACATATACATTATACCATATTAACTTGCTATTTTTTATTTTAACTTGTCCTAGGCTCAAGACTTTTTATTGTATTTGTAGTTTGGGGGTTATAGTTACCCTTGCGCGAAAATCTTTTTGTGCCTAACCCTTCGTAATTGAGCGCCTTAATTAGAGTGAATCACCCACAATATCTGGTGGTATTTGAGGCTAAATACCACAATATTTAGTAGTTTTTACATAATAACAATAGTGCGCCCCAGAACATATGTTCTAAAACATAGCTTGACCTGCGCGGAGCGAGGATTTAACAATAAGGGGAGACTCACCAAGTGTGTTTACGCCAAATACTACGATGTCAGCGCACAACATATTCCTACAATGCATACATTTCCTACTTATCATACCAGGCCTCACATTCGCCGAGTCATGTGCCTTACTCTAGAGATCACAGTTCTACAGAGCGTTATAAATAGTATTCATAAAGGCAGGTAGGATTAGTAAGGGAGAGGTAGTCAACATAAGAAGAGCCAGGCCTTTAGAGCCTGGCAATAATTGACATATATAACAGGTAGCTATTTCTTTTTAGGTGGGCTAATAGTCTTACAGGGGCCATCCTTAAGTTTATCAGCAATGATATACCATTTAAGGAGGTGGTAGTTATTCTTGGCGTTGGGGGGTAGGGTTCTTTTATACTTCATAGATATACCTATGCCGTTATGTACTCTCTGTATAAAGAGTACTAACTTATTATATCATATATTACCTAATTACTCATATATCCATACCACTATATCTATTATACCACATTTCAAGAAAATATCAAGTAAAAGGGTAAAAACAGGGGTATAGAGCCAAAAACTCAAGATATTAAGGGTAACTTGATAGGCATTTAATTGATATACTTGTACCAGTGGGTGTCAGCTTGTTTACTTGAACTTGCAATTTATATTTAAGGAGCTTATACTTGGGTATCTTAATTAAGGAGGATTGAGATGAAGATTCTTTTAGAGAATCAACCTAACACCAAGATTGTCAAAACGGAAAACGATATACCTTGGGGATATATCAAGCAGGCTGAAACAAAGCATATTGTTTGGTTCGTAAGGGGAGCTGAAATATACGCAATGGGTAAGGATGGAGTTGATTTAGAGCATACGACCTAATCCATTGACCCCAGGGTATCAAGCCCCTGGGGTGAGCGGGTTAGCACCTTAAAAACAGGATAAGGTATAAAGTACGGGCTACTCAATGAAGCAAGTAGCGATTTAATTCTCCAATAGTGGGCGGGTAGGAAAGGAAGTTTCGTCTATGGGTTATGGGATTATTCCTGACTTAACAACTGGGGAGTTTATGTGCCTTGAGCCTTGCGAACATATAGATTGCAAGGCAAACCGTGAAGATTTTATAGAACATAACCTTTGTAAAATTTGTGGAGAACCTTTATTAGCTGGCGATAAGTTCTACTATTGCGAACGGGGCAAATACGAAAAAGTGCATTTCATCTGTGAATTAGAACGACTGGGACGATAGTGTAAATAAAACTTTACCCACTCACTCTTGGGGGATTAAACACCTTACACTTGGGTATTCTAATAATAGGAGGGATTGAGATGAAGTATAGAGTTGAAATTGCAAGTGCCGTTGATGCCAGCAGACACGATGCTAGATTAAGCGACAAGTGGGAATCAGTGGCTAGTGGCGAAACACTGGAAGAAGTGATGGAATATTTACTAAGGAATGCAAATAGTGAGGAGTTTGATATCTGTAATTCTTGGTTAAGGTTGGTTACTGACGAAACGGTAGTAACTACATATTGAAATCTTTATACCCTACCCCTTAACCACAAGCTCTCAATATTTAATAGGGGCTGTAAAGAGTTGAGGGGTAGGGGAATCAGCACTTTAATAATTGAATAGTGGGGAGTGGCGGAACTTCTTGTCCGAGAAATGAGTTTTAATAGCTCAAAAGTTGTACGCAGATTAAGTCCCCACCCCCACTACTGAGTTATTAAAGACTGAATAAGGAGGTATAAATGAGAAAACCAAAGATGAAAGATGATGAGGTCCTGAAACTGCTAAAACAGGGATGGACATTAGAGGCGGTGGGTAGGGAGTTTGGCTGCTCATCCCAAAATATCAGTCTTAAAAGGCAGAGGTTTATCAGGGATGGGCTGTTACCACCAAAGCACCGCGCAAGGCGAACCGTACGTAAAGAGGTTAACGATGTAGGCGTGGTTATAAGGGGTAAGAAATTCAGCACGTCAGAAATACCTGTTGAGGTTATATTAAAAGACCTTACAGTAGAGCAATTGGAAAAAATAAGTTTCATGCTGTATGATAGGGCAATGAAGTACCCTGGTTTTAAGGAGAAAATCAGGGGATTAGAAAACAAGCTTGCCGCCGCCCAAGACAGAATCAAACAATTAGAGGGAATGGAAAAGAAATTGGCCGAAAGGGAATTAAAAATGGCAGCCATTAAGAAGGGCAGCCTCGTGGAATACGGGGACTAAGGAGGTTAAAATGGCTAGACAGATATCAGAAAATCGCTACCAACTGCTACTCAAATGCGAAGAGAGAATAAGAAGGTTTTACGAAGTCCAGCAATCCATTGAATCCCATTACGCATCCGAAACCGTTGATTTCTCTGGCGAAGATAGAGAAGACGAGAACACCAAGCGATACAAGGATGAATCGCAAAGGCTGGAGTTGAAGCTGGCGGTGGAAAAAGATATGAGAGATGCTTCTGATACTATGAAAATGGGAGAAATATTTGATAAGGCAAGGGCGGAACTGGGGGAGTCAGCTTTTGAGAATTACTGTCAGGGATGGCAGGACGCAGGAAGGTTTTATCTGGATGATAGCGCCGAGGATGCGTATATGAAACGGCTCCGTCTGATTAGTAAATTCTACCCCAAAAATGTCCCGTTTCACATAATATATACTATAGTACGACCCATCGGCTGCTCTCAAAAGGAGTCGTAGTTTAACATAATTAACAGACTCCTTTTTTCTTTATGCCTGAATTAACATAAACAAGGAGGTAAGAAATG